ATTATAGAGTAAATATAACAAAATGTTTTGTAACCCCAAAGAATAATCTCAGAATGTTTTTGCGCAAATTACATTAGCACTTCGTACATTACGTGTAACCGATTAATTTTTTTAACTGTTTAGGCACTTAAGCCAAACATGCGGGCCCATCTAGTAGCTGGCATGAAACTGTAGAAAAATTAATAAAAAACTACAACCACTGATTGATTTTTATCAAATGTTTCAGTTTGCAGAAGTCATTCTTTATAATTATTCTTTGTGCTCGGAATAGAGATTAACGATATGTTTAACATGCGTCGCTGAGCTGCATGAATTATTACGTAATCATTCGACATCCTTTTTTAAAGCTTTTTAAGTTTAGTGGGGAAAGTAATGTTGAAAACCCCTTGAATCATAGTAGTTTAAATTGCCGTATCTATTCCTTAGGCAAGGTTATCAAAGAACATTAGATTGTTACCATAGAGTAACGCTCCTCATTTATTTTACTCATCATTACGCCTTTCGGTGTAAAGTCTTCACTCTTTAAAAGAGCAGTCATGATACTTGGACTGAATCCAGATACCAATGCAGTACCTGAAGTTGTATAACTTACTGGTACATTTTTATTTCTAGAAGCTAAATTCCAAAATGCAATTCTAGGTATTTCATATCCTGCAGCAGTATACTTTGATTTAATCATTTCATATGCTGTCATATCAATATCATCTGCACATTGGTCAAATTCCATATCAGATAATATAATTATCATACTTGGCATTTGATTAGCTCTTACTTGAAATCTAAGAGCTTGCTCTAACATAAAATCAAAACAAGCTTCAATATCAGTGTTACCACCTACACGTGCATTACTGAACTGTAATAGTCTATCTGATAATGAACCCTTAGTATAATGTAAAGCTGGTTTCTCATTAAATGATAAGAATGCATCCTTAAAAGGACCTTCAGTTCTTTCAGATACGTACATTGCTAATGAACGTGCAACATGTCCTGCAAATAAATCACCAGATATTTTAGATGATTCCCAGAACATTGAGTCTGATGTATCAACCATACATATGATAGATTCGTCTGAACCTTCCATATAGTTAGGAAGAGCTTTCCATTGTTCATTTGCAATATCTTTATCACCCTTTAAACAAGTCTTAACTACGTCATAAGGATAAACTGCAGATGCATTTATTTTAACTTCACCTTTTACTAATTTGTTTTTATATTCACCAAAACGTTCAGCATCATTTTTAAAGAATGCTTTTGTATATCTACCCATTGCTAAAGATGGTACATGGCTATAGTTAATAGCTTCATAGTTCTTAGCACACATTGGTGTTTCAACGACGTATGTCATTCCTACTAATAACTTTCTATACTCCTTTGGAGATAGCTTTAATGCTTTTCTAATTAGATTAGCATTTGAATTACTATTAGGACGTGGCATCCACTTAGCACATAAAGCATCCTTATCTACTTTTAATCCTTTAACGATTAAATCTAAAGCAGCTTTCTGTACTTTACCAGTAGTTACTTCTATGATATCTAAGATGTCATCCCATCTACCATATACTGGAATTAAATGAAGATTCTTTAATAAAGCTTCTTCATGATTTAATGCTAAATACTTATAAAGTATTTTAGCTAATCTTCTTTCTCCTGCGCCACCTCTGATATCACGTGACCAGAATAATAATTTCATTGCTGTTAATGCATCCTCATTAAATGCTAATGAGAAGTCAGCAACGATTCTAGACTCATCAGCCTTTCTTAAAGCGCCTGCAGTGAAGAAAAAATCTACACATGCGTTTAATGATGTAGTGTTTGTCATCATACCATTCTCAGTACGAGTGTTCTTTGTTTGCATTGCGTTTAATAGTTGATTCATAGTCTTTTATATTTTAATAAGTTTACAGGATAGCATATTGTTTTTCTATGCATGAAAATTAAAATTGCCGTAACTATCCTTTAAAAATTTCAGGCTGAGGTTGTTTAACATATTTGATTTTTGAAATCGAAGTTGTTTAACGTTTGCTGAATTCAGCCTTTAATCTTTTATAAATTTCTTTAAATTGTAATTGAACTTTCCACAGTTAATTATTCTTGTTATCTATAGTAGTATCTTCAAAAAAGTTTCAAGTTTTTTGAAAATATTTTGAAAAACTTTAAAGGAGACTAATCTCCTTCAAAGTATTCATTTAGTTTAAGCCAATACTTTAAGTCTGGCTTCTCAGTAGTAGGTAAAAATTTATTTTCTACCCATTTACCGTTGATTAGTTTCTTCTCTAAGCATACTGCTTCGAAAGACCAATCTTTTAAGTCACTTAAGCGACTTCTTGTCTTAGCTTCATTTAAAGCTTCGACCTCTGCTTCATATCTTTTGTAGCTTGTTGTTTCTACTAAAAGATAGGGGGCGTAATAACCTCTAATGTGAGATATATTTACCCTCCATAGTCTATTTTTAGACATCATAATCGTTATTCCATTGAATCAACGATTTGCTAAGGAGGTATCTCAATTATTCTTTCCATTGTGTTTTTCTATTATGTTTCCAAGTTCTATACATTCTATATTGAAATGTATAAATTGTTTTTCTTTTCCAATACCAGTGGTTTTTACTACCTGGTTTTGATTTTCCAGTTCTTCTTCTATGAGTAGACCAACATTCATCGAAATATGGGTCTTGGTCAATAGTTGTTAACAGTTTGTACTCTCTTCTGTCAGTTGTGTCTTTAACACGTTTGTCATTTTTCATTGGGTTAGGTTTTATTTAACCTAATCCCATGCTAATTCATATCCTGTTATCATTTCCATTTAGTTTTTCTAAATTTCTTCCAATTTCTTTGCCTTTTAGCTTGCCATTTATTACAACCTCTATGAGGTGCACAAACGGGACAACCACTTACTAAACTATTATGAGCCATTTTATAGGTTCTAGGGTCAGTTGTTGTTTTCTTTAATACATGTAATCTTTTCATATTACCATGCATCCCATTTAGCTGAAGATTTATGATTATAACGATATTCTTTTTTATCGAATGAATCAAACTTCAAATTTGTTTTTAAAGTAGCTTTATTATAAGCTCTATCTTTTCTATTTCTAATAATAGCATAAGATTTAACTCCTCCTCTACTTCCATAATAGAACTTATAGAATTTATTTTCCATAGTTCTTTTAAGTTCACCTTCTTCTTTTGCAAGTTCGTTATCGTGTACATAGTACATAGTCACCCAATGAGGTTTAATCTTGCATACAAGTTCAAAACTCAATGTACAGTGATATTCGATACGACCATACATGTTAGTATGTTTATAAAAATGACGTTTCACTTTAGGGTGAAGTCCTTCATAAACTTTTTCGTCAATCCATTTTTTATTAGGGCGAATATCTTCATATTTGCCTTTACGTAATTTACGGACAAACTTTTTGTCACGACACCATACTTTACTGTTAATAAGTGATAAGCAAGTTTGATAAACCCATGCATCTTCACGTCTTTTGATATCATCTCTTAAATCAAGAGTCATATCATAACCATGTTTGTAAGGCTTTTCTAACTCAACCCAGCAATTATTTCTTCTTGTAGCATAAAGGTCCCATAATTTTTCTAGGGCTTTATAGTACTCCTTGTAAAGAGGGTCTTTACTGTTTCTGTTCATATTATTTAGATTTTATTTACCTAAACATATGAACTCCTTTCTTTGATAATTTTGATTTCATTTTCCACATGATGTTAATTATTCTAGTAGCGGGAGCAGGGTTCGAACCTGCGACCTTCGGGTTATGAGCCCGACGAGATACCACTTCTCCATCCCGCAATGTATTTTATATATCTTTAACTTTTAATTTGTTTCAAGTATTTTAGTTTTTATTATGGATTAAATATAACTAATATATTTGACTCACCAAAGTTTTAATTGGAGCAGGCACCGTGATTCAACGGTGGATCGTCCTGCATGTGAGCAGAAGAGGAGAATCGAACTCCCGTCTAAGCCTTGGCAAGGCCTTGTAATAGCCACTATACGACTTCTGCATTATACTCTATCCCGTAGATAGAGAGGATTAATTTACGTAAGGTACAAAATCATACTCCTTATGTTAACCTGTTGTAAACTTGTACGGCCTAATCACGCCAGTGTTAGTATCATTTTGGTATAACATTATTATATATCCTTAAGTTTAATAATATTTAGTAGCGACACCCAGAATCGAACTGGGACTAAGGCCTTATGAGAGCCCTGTGATAGCCATTTCACCATGTCGCCATTTGAGCTGATACAGAGAATTGAACTCTGTCCTCTTCCTTACCAAGGAAGTGTGCTACCATTAGCACCATATCAGCAAAAGGGCCCCGATAAAAAAGACTAGGGTTAGTCGAATATTTTAATTAAGTGTTCGCTCACCACTACTTACTTAACAACTGGTCGCTCGGGGCCACACTCCAGTTTATGACTTAGAACTTACAAACTAAGTCTGCAGCACAACACTTACTCTTACAATTATCAAAATGCCAACGATTAGCATTTTGAATTGAAGTAGATTTGCCACAATGTGGGCAATTTATGGAAGGGGCTTCTTTTCCTTTATTCCAAGCAACTTGAAGTCCTTTTTTATTTTTATTCCAAGGTTCTGTACCTTTAGAATGATGTACTTTATTTTTATATTTTTTTTTTAAAGTTTTAGACCTTTTAGCTTTTTCTTCTTCGCTCATTGGTCCTATTACTTTACCTTTATTCCATGGTGTTTTTCCAGATAGTTTTTTAATAATTTTATCTCTATTTGGATTCTTACTTATAGTATCTCCACCATTTCCGCCTTTAGCTATATTATAACCTTTAGATATTGCATTCTCATGTTCTATCCAATATATTTCTCTTTCAGAAAGTTCTTTTAAATTAGAACATTCTTCTAAAATAATCTTTTTAAAATTATTTTTACCATATTTCTTAATAGCTTGTTTTATAATTTTACCTGAACCTAAATAATTTGGATTATTCTTAGAATCTTGTCCAATATAAAAACTACCATTAATTAAATTAACTATTTTATAAATAACCATAGACATATATTTTATTTATATATCTATGGTCTTGCTACATGTGCAGCTGATAATTAAAATTTACAAACTAAATCGGCCGCGCAACTTGCCGCCCAGGCCGTAGGTTTAGTACGAACTCTAAAACCATGACCTTTTAAGGTACCAACACCAGCATCGTGAACAATGTTGGATTTGTGATTTTCACTAGGGTTAAAGTCTAAGTCAACAAATACTAATCTTTCAATTTGTAATTTGTTATTAGCTTCTTCTAATTCCTTATCAGTTGGCATTCTTAACATGTTATTATATTCTCTTAAAGTATCTTTAGTCCATTCGAACTTATATTTACCTTTAAGTGTACTATCAATGTATTCTGCTACTTCTTTTACAATTTCAACTTCTTTCCATAATCTTGTAAACAAGTCTTTTATCTTAGGTACTCTATCTCTTTTAAAGACAATGTGAGCACCTCTACCAGGATGATATAACATTATAGCTGTTGCATATAATGTAATTTTACGTAATTGTGTAGAGTCAGTACCTATGAAGACCATAGTCTCAGGGTACTTAGTAACGTAATCTAATACGTACTTACCTACATCTTCAATTTGACTTCCGCCAAATAACTTGAATCCTTCCATAGATACTTATTTTTATTTGTTTATATTCTACCTTTATTCCATCCTTTAGATATCCAATCTTCTAATTCTAATTTAGATACCTTTTTATTATCTTTACCGTTTGTTATCCAACATGTACCATATTGTGAATTATTAGAACCGGAATGTTTTCCTATATGAGATTTTCTCATTTTTTCTATTGTTAATTCATTGTGTTTTTTACCCTTTGGCCATGTTTTGATTTTACCTTCGCTATGTAATTTTTTAAATAATGTTCTCTGTTTTTCAATAAAATTTTCATTATATTGATTATTATTTAATAATCGTTCTTTATGTAAAAGTCCGCTTTTTTTTCCATTACTTTTAGCTGCTAAAATAAATTTTTTACGATGCGACTCTGTACTAATTCCACCTTCACCACCTATTTTTAAATTATAAGTATCAGGCCTCTTTATAAAATCTTCATTTACTAATTCAACTTCTTTATTTACCATATCCTCTTTATTAAAAAAGATATGTAATATTTTTCTCTCAAAGAACTCTTTGCCATAATAACGTATGGCACGTTTTAATCTCTTACCAGAACCTAAATAACCATCATTTAAGTTATCAGTTTCATGCATTCCAACATAAATCTTTCCATCTTTGAGATTCTTAGTCTCATAAATGATATAATATTTAGCCATATCTAGATATATTTTTTATTATATATCTAGATTTTGGCAGGGTAGCCTCAAACAGAATTGAACTGTTGCTTTTACCATGTCAAAGTAACGTGCTACCATTACACCATGAGGCTATTTTCTTTTATAAACATTTCCCTTATAATAAAATTCTATAAATCTTCTTGCTTGGGTATGTGTTATATTTAATAAACTAGAAACATCTTTAACCCATCCAAATTTTTCAAGGTTGACATCTTTAATTATTTCTAATCTTTTATTTACTTCATCTATTGTTAATTTATTCTGGCCTCCATAATTGTCGCCTAATTTCTTACCAATAGCTTTTCTTTTTTTAAGAGGTATATTGTTAATAATTTTCCTTCTTTTTTCTACATCTTGCCAACTACCAGCTTTAGAGCCATGTTCTTTTCCAATTTCTATTCTCTTTTCTAAAGAGTAATTTTCATTTACATGATTCCAGCCGCCTTTACCACCTTCTTTTATATTGTAAGTTTTATTATCTTTAATAAAGTCCTTATTAACTATTTGACTTTCCATCTTGAACATATCTTCAGGATTATCAAATATTGCTAAAATATCTTTTTTAAAGTTTTTAACTCCATATTTTTTAATTGATGATTTAATTAGTTTACCTGAGCCCATATAACTATCATTAATATTTTTAGTTATATGTACGCCTATGTAAATTTTACCATTAATTAAATTTATTATTCTATATACAATATATTTCTTCATTCGAACCTGCGTTTTATTATATATCTAAACGCGGGTTCGAATTAGTCGGCAAGATAGGAATCGAACCTACATGGAACCTATTACTCTTTCAACACCTTATCAGGGTGAGGAGATACATGCCGTTAGTACCCCGAAGTGGAATCGAACCACTGCTAATAGCATGTAAAACTATTGCGCTACCATTACGCCATCGGGGCAAAAGAGTCTAGATTACTCTAGACTGTTTGTAATATTTCTTGTACTAGTTTACCAACTAATTTACCATCTGCTGAACCTGCAGTCTCTTTATTAACTAGACCAATGATAGAACCTATTACTCCCTTGTTACCACTTTTAAAAGCTTCAACTTTATCAGAGTTTGATTCTAATATTTTTGATATTACCGCTTTAACTTCATCTTCTGAAAGTTGAGCAGGTAAAAATTCTTTAAGAATTGAAATTTCTTGTTTAGCTTCATCGCTTCCAATTAATTCGGCATTCTTAATCATTTTCTTTGCATAATCTTCTACAAGAGAATCATTTGCAACTTTACCATTCTTAATACCATTTTCAATTTCACCTTTTAATGTTACTAATAAATTTTTAGCAACATTGTCTTTTGCAAGTCTTGCTTGTAAAAGCTTTTTGTCAATCGTTTGTAATTTATTCATTTGTTGTAAGTTTAGTTGACGATGTGAGACTCGAACTCACAACCACTGCCGTATCAGAGCAGTGCTCTAACCAATTGAGCTAACCGTCAATATTTCTCTTAGTCGTTCCTTTATATTTTCCTTAGGATAAGATATACGGTATACCTTCCATCCATTTTTATTTAATAATTTATCTTTCTCTTTATCTACATCAATTCTTTCCGGTTTCTCATGCTGCCTACCATCTATTTCTATTGCTATTTTAATTTCATGTATTACAAAATCAATAAAATATTTTCCTAATTTATATTCTCTTTCAAATTCTATTTTTAATTCATTTAATACATTAATAGCAATTCTTTCAGGATAAGATGGTTTAAGTTTCTTTCTAGTACTCCATCCGAAATTTTCATTAGTCTTATGCATGTTAATTGCATGTGCTTTAGAACAATCTGATATATGTTTTTTATATTCCTCATCTTTCCATTTTAATTTAGCAGCACATATTCTAGAACAACATTCTTGTTTTCTTTTTGACCACTTTATTTTAAATACATTACTACAATTAGAACATGTTTTTTCAACATATCTAGATTTAGAAGACATTTTTAATGATAAAGCTTCATTAATTTCGTTTCTCTTAGCTTTAGTACTAAAAGAACGACTACATTTCAAAGAACAGAACCTTCCAGATCCATAACTTCCATTATGTTTCTTTGGGCAATTTTCACAAGTTTTCATTTCTATTGATATTTTAATTATATATCATTCGAACTGAAAGCTTTCTACCTATGCTCTAACCATTGAGCTATACGAAGGTTGTACATCTAAGTGGATTCGAACCACTGACCTCTACCTTGTAAGGGCAGCACTCTGAACCGCTGAGTTATAGATGCATTTACAACTTTTAAAAGCTGCAGTGTGGACACAGTGGGAATCGAACCCAAACAATCTCGGTGCAAGCGAGTTGACCTGCCGTTGGCATCTGGCCCATAATTATTAAGCGGAGTATATGGAAATCGAATCCATCATCCCAGTTCACCAGCGCGCGTTCACTCGGTATTAATACCCCTTATTTAAAAGAACTTTATGTGGAGCAAATGGGAATCGAACCCATCTCACTTTCCTTGCAAGGGAAAATCGCCAGCCTTGGTACATGTCACCCCTTATTAATATTGAGCTTCCTACCGGAATCGAACCGATTTATCCTGATTACAAGTCAGGTGCATCACCATTTATGCTTAGGAAGCATTTTAGAGCCCTCACCCACACTCGAAGTGGGAACCCAAGCTTACAAGGCTAGTGTTTTACCGCTTAAACTACAAAGGCATTTACGAAGAAAGACAGTCACGGCCACTTCTAGGTTCTTTCTTCTATTAACTAATCATTGCACAATGTGGCTCGACA